GATTGAGTCTAGAGGATTTATTGTGGGAAGTTCTTTGGCAACTAGACAAAGACTTGGATTTGTTCCTATCAGAAAGAGTGGAAAATTACCTGGTAATGTGTTAAAAGCAGACTATACTTTAGAGTATGGTGAAGATGAATTAGAAATTCAAATAGATGCTTTTGAGGGTAATCCTAGAGTGTTATTAATAGATGATTTACTTGCTACTGGTGGTACGGTAAATGCTTCAACAGAGTTGATAGAAAAGGCAGGTGGTCAATTAGTAGGATGTGGGTTTATAATAGAATTAAATGAATTAAATGGTAGAGAGAATGTTCCTAATGTTCCAGTTAGATCACTGATTAGATATGACTGAAGAAGAATTAGAACGAGAGAGATGGATTGATGATGACTATACAATGATCAATCAGTATTACTACTTCAGATCTCTCTATCCAAACATGCCCTTTTACTTACAAGATGAAAAGGGAGACACTTATGAATTTAAGATGGATCTAATCTATCAGTACATTGAGAAATTACAAGATTATGAGTATTGAGTTAAAAGATTGGTTAAACTCTATCAATTTTAATAAACAAAATTTGATGGAAGATCCTGATGCAAAGAAGGATTATCCTCCATACATTATCAACCGTTGTTTGTCAGGACATCTTGATTGTGTGATGTTTGCTAACGAAATGAATAAGTATTCATTCTTAGATAAAGACATGCAATATTCTTTTTATCTAAATACACTTAGGAAAAAGAAGAGATTTAGTCCCTGGCTCCGTAAGGATAAAGTCACAGACCTTGAAATCATCAAACAATACTATGGTTATAGTAACGAAAAAGCATCACAAGCTTTGAAAATATTAACCCCCGAACAAATTAGTTACATTAAACAACGACTTGATACTGGAGGAATGAAATGACTGTCACGGCGGAACCTACTGTTCAATGGTCCCAAGACCAAATGGTAGAGGTGGTTTTAAATGAACCAGATGATTTTTTAAAAGTCAGAGAGACACTCACAAGAATTGGTGTAGCGTCACGAAAAGAAAAGAAACTTTACCAAAGTTGTCATATTTTGCATAAGCAGGGTAGATACTATATCGTACATTTTAAGGAGCTTTTTGCACTTGATGGCAAGCACGCTAACCTTACTTCTAACGACGTTCAGCGTCGGAATCGTATTACTCGTCTCCTTGCTGATTGGGGTCTCATATCTGTAGTGAAACCTGAGTCAGTATCAGACATTGCTCCACTCAATCAAATTAAAGTCCTTGCTTTCAAAGATAAGGGTGATTGGATACTGGAGCAGAAGTATAATATTGGGAAGAAGGGGAAGACGCAGGAAACCGAATAAAAATGTAGGGGATTCAACATCCCCTTTCTTTATGCTTGCTGTATAATTAGTAGTGGATGCCGAAAGGATCCATCACACACTCGCTTAATAAGGAGCTACTATTATGGGTAACCTACAAAGGTACACAGCTACAGATCTTCCTGCATTATTGGACAGGATATCAAAGAACAGTATTGGAATGCATGATTATCTTGATCGTGTATTTGATTTTCAAGAACAATCCAATAATTATCCACCATATAATTTGGTACAATTAAATAATCATGAATCGAAACTCGAAATCGCATTGGCGGGGTTCAAGAAAGATGAAGTTAAAGTCTATACGGAGTTTGGAAAACTATATGTGGAGGGCCAAAAAGAAAAATCAAAAGATGTTGGAGAATTTGTCCATAAAGGATTGGCCCAACGTTCCTTCCAACGTGTTTGGACGATCACCGACGATACAGAGGTTGGATCGGTCAGCTTTGATGATGGACTTTTAGTTGTAGATTTAAATAAAATAGTTCCAGAACATCATACTCGAAAAGACTATCTCTAAATAGAAATGAGTTCGAGATGGATTAGACCCCTTTACAGGGGTCTTTTTTATTGCTATAATATGTCCAAATGATTTTTTATTATGAGTGAAGATTTCACTAGGATTGCTAATGCCCTAGAAAGAATTGCTGGAGCATTGGAGCACCTACATATTGAAAAGATAGATCATGCTCATATAGATGATATTGGTGAGATACATGGTGATGTAATAACCCATCCTAAACAATTTTAATTATGTCTGAACAACAGAAACTAAAGTTTACCATTAGACAAGATGGTCATGTAACCGAAGAAGCTACTGGTTTTACTTCTCATCAATGTGTAGAACTTACTAAACAGATAGAGGAGAAACTTGGAACTTTAGAAACCCGTCAATTTAAACCCGAATTCTATTCTAACAATGTCGCACTTCAGCACAATCAAAACCAAGATCAAAAACAAACCACAGTTGATTGAAGCATTAGAACTTCTTCAGTATAATGTTCAGGAGAATAAAGAACTAATAAATCCTCTTGATCATCAACATGAAAAGGTAAAAGTTGATGTTTCTATAGGTGATGATATTGGATTCCGTTTGAATAATAATGGTGAGTATGAATTAGTAGCAGACATACAAACTTGGAAAGATCCTGTTCCACCAGCAAGATTTCTTGACAAAGTTACACAACAGTATGCTAGAATGACTGTACACAATACAATAAAGGAAATGGGATTCCAAGTTGAAGAGGAGTGGGAGATGGATGATAACTCCATAGAATTAACAGTTACACGTTGGACTTAAATTATGACAATTAAATTATGTCTCCTTAAATCTGGAGAAGATATTATCACAGATATTACTGAGATGCGTACCAGTGAGGCTCCAGATAGTCGAGTTGTTGGATACTTTTTTGACAAACCATGTGTTGTTAAAATGAGAAATCCACAATCACAAGCACCTGATGGCAATACTCAGAAGGCAGGATTTGAGGTGTCTCTCTTCCCTTGGATGCCTTTATCTGCTGACACCAGAATTCCTGTCACTGCTGATTGGTTAATTACAATGGTCGAACCAACAGTTAAATTAAAAGAAATGTACATTGAGGACGTAGTAAATGGACCGAGTGGTAAAGCTAATACATCTAACAACAAATCAACTTCTGATAAGTGAGTTAGTTGAAGTTGCTCCAATGGATATAGGAGCACCTGATTGTAAAATGGTTAATCCATTTATAATTAAAGAAGATCAAACTCTAGAACCTTGGTTGCTGAATGTGACTAAGGATGATATATTCATGATTAGTTCTGATAAGATACTTACTCTTGCAGAACCAACCCCCACCCTACTTGAAAAATACCTAGATCTTACTAAATGAAATTCTATACCAATGTCCAACTAATCGGGAACCAGTTTCTGGTACGAGGAGTTGAGAATGGGAAGAGATATGAGCATAGGGATGAGTTTTTCCCTACTTTATTTGTCAAATCTAAAGTAAAGTCTAAATATAAAACGTTGAGTGGAGAACCAGTTGAAGCAATTAATCCAGGCACAGTTAGGGACTGTCGTGACTTCTATAAGAAGTATGAGGATGTTGAGGGATTTGAGATCTATGGGAATGATAGATACATATATCAATATATTTCAGAGAAATACCCAGAGAATGAAGTCAAGTTTGACATATCTCAGATTAAACTTGTTACTCTGGATATTGAGGTTGCGTCTGAGCACGGGTTCCCAGATGTTGAATCTTGTGCTGAAGAGATTTTGGCAATCTCAATACAGGATTACACAACTAAGCAGATCATTACTTGGGGTAGCAAACCCTTTGAGAATAATAGGAAAGATGTAACATATTATCATTGTCCAACAGAGCATCAACTTCTATCATCATTCATTAATTATTGGATGGAAGATGTTCCAGATGTGATTACTGGTTGGAACATACAACTTTATGATATTCCATATATTGCTAGACGCATCCAACGTGTTCTAGGTGAGAAGTTGATGAAGAGACTTTCTCCTTGGGGACTTGTATCAGAAGGAGAAACTTATATTAAAGGTCGTAGGCACATAACATTTGATGTTGGTGGTGTTACTCAGTTAGATTATCTTGACCTTTACAAGAAGTTTACATACAAGGCACAAGAATCTTATCGGTTGGATTATATTGCACAGGTAGAGTTGGGTCAGAAAAAGTTAGACCATAGTGAGTTTGATACGTTTAAGGATTTCTACACAAAGGGTTGGCAGAAGTACATTGAGTATAATATAATTGACGTTGAGCTTGTTGATCGTCTTGAGGGTAAGATGAAGCTTATTGAGCTTGCTCTTACTATGGCATATGAAGCCAAGGTTAATTATATTGATGTGTTCTATCAGGTAAGAATGTGGGACACCATCATTTATAACTATTTAAAGAGAAGGAACATAGTTATTCCTCCTAAGAATAGATCAGCAAAAAACGAAAAGTACGCAGGAGCTTATGTCAAGGAACCGATTCCAGGAAAGTATGATTGGGTGGTTAGTTTTGACCTTAATAGCCTCTACCCTCATCTTATTATGCAGTACAATATCTCACCAGAGACCATCAGGGAGACTAGACATCCCAGTGCGAGCGTTGAGAGGATCCTAAATGAAGAGATAACAGATTTTAATCCCGACTATGCAACTTGTGCCAATGGAGCACAATATAGAAAGGATGTTCGTGGATTCTTACCAGAGTTGATGGATAAGATGTATGGTGATAGAGTGGTGTTTAAGAAGAAGATGCTTGAGGCAAAACAAGAGTATGAAAACAATCCGTCAGTCGCACTTACGAAAGAGATTGCTAGGTGTAACAATATCCAGATGGCAAAGAAGATTGCCCTTAATAGTGCTTATGGTGCTATCGGCAATCAGTACTTTCGGTATTACCAACTTGCTAATGCAGAAGCCATTACTTTGTCTGGCCAAGTATCCATACGTTGGATAGAAAACAAAATGAATCAAAAGGTCAATAAGATCTTAAAAACTGAGGATGTTGATTATGTTATTGCTTCAGATACTGATTCCATTTACCTTAATTTGGGTCCTTTGGTTGACGCTGTATACGAGGGCAGAGAGAAAACTAATGAGAGCGTTGTCACGTTCCTTAATAAGGTGTGTGAAAATGAATTTGAGCCTTTTATTGAAGGTTCTTACCAAGAATTGGCCGACTACGTAAGTGCCTATGATCAAAAGATGCAGATGAAGCGAGAGAATATTGCTGAACGTGGTATCTGGACTGCTAAGAAGAGATACATTCTTAATGTGTGGGATAGTGAGGGTGTAAGATATGAAGAACCCAAACTTAAGATGATGGGTATTGAGGCAGTCAAATCTTCTACACCTGCACCTTGTCGCACAATGATTAAGGATGCTCTAAAGATCATGATGAATGGAACAGAAGATGAAGTGATTGATTTTATTGAGAAGTCTCGTAAGGAGTTTAGAAAACTTCCACCAGAGGATATATCATTTC